TGGGTTAATGACCATATCAGGACTGCTATTGTCAAACATAACTATGAAATAAATAAAATACCAAAGTTACAAGTAAAGGACTTTACAATCAAAGAAATTAAAGAGTATGAAAACTCAATCGAATAAAAAGATCATTGGACAAAAATTTAAAATCAATCAAACTGTGAAAAGAAATCACACAGTTGGATACTCAGCCAGTAAATATGCACAACACACTGGCAAAATCAAAGAGGCTTTTACACGAAATAATAAATTAGGAGTGCCTCAATATTATTACAAAGTATTTTGGGAAGATGGAAGATCATCTGAACACGCTCAACATAGTTTGAAGTCTGTATCTTAAAGTTTTTTTCTTTTTACATTCATCTTTCATTTCTTTTATTGCATTTAAAGCTTCAAGTTCTGCAATGCGACCTAACATACCTGCTAAAAATATATCTTGCTTCATTTGATGTCTTATTAAATTTATGCAATGTTTTTTAACCTCATCAATATTTTTATTTTTAATTATTTCTCGACATCTTAATTCAACAGATAGCTCTAATTCTGGTGTGGGTTCTTCAAAATCTATATTAAAGAAAGAATCGTTGCTCATTTGACAGGAAATAGCTTTTCTTCAATCATCTTTACGATTGCATCATCTATATCATTATCAGTTTTGGTTACTGCATCTTTCAGCATCATTAAAACTGCTTTACGTAGGGATTCAGATCTACCAAATTTGATAAACAACCCAATTAGAAACTTAGACATAATCTTTTGTGTTACTTTCCAAACATATCAAAATTTGCTAAGTTTGCCATGAGTACCTATTATTAGCCGTAAAAACGCTATCTCCTCACACTTTTAGGTACTTGCTTTTATGGAAGAACAAAAAACAAAAGGACCATTACAAAAACTTAAGGACAACATAACTGATAAAGAGGAACAATTAGCTTTTATATCAGTTGTAGTAAGGCTTGTTGTCGTAGGTTGGAGTGGTTTTATAGTATCTCTTAATTACATAACGATTCCAGGTTATAGTAACGAACCAAAAGATATTACATTTCCTGCAAGTTTGCTCACAGGAGCATTGGCATCATTTGGTTTAGAAGGTGCTAAGAAACGTGGTGATGGAACATATAAACCAGATGAAAAGCCATTAAATAAAAAAGAAGTAGAACAGTTATTAGCTACACAACAAAGTAATTTTCAATGGATTAAGGTCGAGACGCCTCTTCGTATAGAAGGGGCTGAAGTAGTTGATCCCAAAGATACTAAAAAATGAAAAAACTAATTCCATTTTTATTTATTGTCAGTAGTCCTACCGCAGTACTAGCTGATATATCTCACTCGATTCAGAACGTAGTTTCTGTCTCAACAATAGGTGCTTCATCCACTGCTAATCGTGTAGGTACAACTTTCTCTGCATCAGGTACTAATGTGACTCCAACTGCCAGTGAAACTGCTAATGCTATTGGTACGTTGGATTTAACAGATAATCAAATAACAAATGGTGTTCCAACAATAGATTCAACAACCACTTATGCAGTGACTACAGCAGGGGATGCGTGGTCTGTTTCTGAAAGCTATATACAGGGTGATGCTATTCCTACTGCTGGTACTACAGTTACAAACGGTGTTACTCCCACTTTACCTGTGTTTGGAGACACAACTACTGTTTCGGGTGGAGATATAGGCACAACAGCTATTACAATGGACAGTGGTGGAGCTATGACCGTTAATCTATCTAATACAGGTGCAGGTGTTACAGCACAGATGTCCAATACAATAAAACTAGAAATTGATTGATGAGGTGGCTTGTACTTTTATTCCTTGCAATACCTAATGCAAAAGCTGGCAGCATTACACCAGCCTTTACCACAGGACAGATTGAATCTACCAGTACAAGTAAGACAGTTATTGTTGAAACTATTGTTACAGAGAACTATAGGACAGGATATTCATATTCAATGCAGGGAACTAATGTTAAACCATCACAGGGTACAGTTATTTCACCTGACGCAACTTATACAAACACGCAAACTATTAATGGAGTGTCCTTTAAATGGGTAACTCCAGAACTAAATACAAAACCACAATGGGAGGTAGTAGATCCAACAAAAGCTTTCAGTATAGTCGAAAATTTCCTTGCACCTGGTTTGGATGCAACCAGCACCGTCCAGAGGACCATAAACACAGAAAGTCAGACTACAAGCTTAAGTATCTTCTCGCAATAATTTTACTTGGCTTATCGCCCAAAACCCTTGCAAATACTGTAAGCTCGCCCTCTGCGAGTTCTAGTGGTACGGTGATTAATAACGGGTATCAAAGTATAT